TGTTATCTACTGGAATAATTTTAGTTAAACCTGGTCTAGCATATTTTTTATTTTTCTTGTTGTCAAATCTTATATAACCATCTTCTAAATCTTGCCATAATTTATTGTTAGTATTAGTGTAAGGAGATGATCCATATTCATTTTCCCACCAGTCTGGTTTAATTGAAAATCCTAACATTTCCCAAGGATGCGTGTCTGGTCTATCTGTGTCATACACAAATTTATAAATACCCCTCCACCAGCCAGGCAGTTTTTTATTGTTATATAAAGCACGAGAATAATTATTTGTAAATGAATTGTTGTTTTCGTAATAAGTATTAATTGTATATTGAACTTCAGAGTATGCAACCCATTGATAAAAATCTACAGACATGACTTTGTCTAAATCTGATTTTGCTACATTTGTTTCCCTAAAACAGCCAGAAATAAAATCATTTATATCAAATAATTTTGGATTATAATCTATCTTAATATTGTTAAAAATTCTTTTTTCTAATTCTAAAAGTAATAAATCTCTATAATCTTTAAAAACAAGTGTCCTACTTCCGTCATGTCCTTGGACATACGATTTTATAAAGTCCACATCTTCATATACAAGAGATTGTACATTAACACCTAAAAAATTATAAGATTCTGCACAATATAATGTAGTAGTCATTCCATCAAATTTTATTAATGTAGGATTTCCTGTTCCTCCATTTATAACATCAAAATCTATCGCATCTTCAACATTAAAAAACAATGGGTAATACCAACCTAACACACCGTTAACAGATCCATAACATTGAAATGGTTCTGTATATTCTATTTCATCTGTTGGTTTAATTTCTGTAATTATTTTTGGTTCAAATTTAGGATATAATCCTAACTTTGTCGGTGTAGGTGCTACGAAATTACTTAATGTAGAAGAATAGAAATATACTTCTATTACATCATTAACATTCTTAGTTACATATACATTTACAAAATTTTCAATAAAATTATAATCTTTTCCATATATAAGTAATTCTTCATTTTTGTAAACTTGAAAAGATTTATAACTTAAAGTTTCTAAATTAAATTCTTCGGACAATGGAAAATATATTTGATCAACATCTATTATTACAGTGCTACTAACTAATTTTCCATTAATTGGAATCATATCAGAATCGTAAAATGGGTCAACAAAACTTTTATTTTTATTAATTTCTGCAATTACTGTATCAACATGACGCTTAATTGGTCCGCTAAAATTAGAATCGTAAGCATGCTCGTGAAACAATCTAATAAATTTACTATACTCTTTACTTGCAAAATTTATAGCATGAATTATATTTGAGTTTTTATCTAAAAGATGATAAGATGCCAAATTAAATAAAGACGAATGTTTTACAAATTTAGATCCAAATTTTGATATTTCCTTTATATCTCGTAAGTTACTCCTACCAGGAAACTCACCAATATGATTATCTATTTCTTCTATTATAGTATAACCATGATCTAATATTTCACCATATGTTAAAGAGTTTAAATCTTCATTTAAAGGATTGTTTTCTAAATTAATAGGCAATTCATAATGGGCATTATTAGTGATGTTGCCATTACCTTTAGATTTCACAAATATCTTATCATTTACGTTTAATGAAGTCGTAAAATGTATAAAAAATTTATTTGCAGGAGATACTTCAATTTTAAAATCTACGCCATCATGTAGTAATACATTATTTTTATAAATTTTTAACCATAAATCTGACAATTTTGTATTAAAATCATAAGCATCATATAAAATTTTATCAGTAGATTTTTCTATTAAAGTTTGCCAAAGGACTTTCTGCATTGAATCTGCATTCGCTTTAACCCATCCGTTAACAAAAATAGATTCTCCATTTTTTAAATTTTTCTTTAAAAATCCTGATGATGTCTTAACTTCAACAAGCTGGTTATTATCAGAATAAAGAAAACTATCATTTAGTAGATCAAACCTAAATAATATGTCTCCATTATTTTCTATTGTCCTGTAAGATAAAGGAAATCCTAATTCTACATCATTGTTTCCTTGACCTTCAACATAAGAAAAAATCTTAGTGCCTTTAAATTGACTGGCTGAATATTTACTAGAAGAAAACGATTCTTGCTCATAATTATATAATTCAAATAATGGATTTTGATTTAATCTTGTTTTTTCTTGTCCTGCATACCATTCTCCATTTTTATAATAAAAATATTTTCCTTTATATGTATTTCCATCTTTTATTAAAACAACATCGCCTTCATTAGGAGAATTTTCTTCTACTAACGAAATTTGGTTTACATTATTAATTTTTCTAAACATTACTTTGTAAATTTTATTTTTAACAAAGCTGTCACTATCATTGGCAAACAAAATTTTCATTTCATTTGTTATATCAATTCCGTCTACATTATAACCAGTTGACCCTTCTATAATAGAAAATACATCAGTTGTAAACTTATCTATTAGATCAATACTTCCTATAATTTTTGATCCAAAATTATACAATTGTAAATCAGCATCAAATTCAATTATAGGCTTTGTTGCTTTTTTATTCTCATCTAGTAAAACACCCTGATTCGTAAGACTTAACGATAATTCTAAAACATCTCTATGAAACCATCTATTGTATTTGCTCCAAAAATTACCATCTCTACTTGCTCTGTTTATTACAATATAATCTTTTTCTAAAGGATATCCATATGCTTCACTAAACGGAAATTCGTCAAAATTTGATTCTCCAAATGGAATTTGTATATCAGGATTAAAATTATTTGCTACAGATAAATCATCTTCTTTTATTAATACAATTTCTGAACCTACTCCTTCGACATAAAAATTGCTATCTTCATAAAAACTCGGCGTTATATTACCTAAAAATTTTACCTTCATTCCATTTGTAAACTTCCAACCTTCTGCAGTTGTATAACTCTTCTTACCAATTATGTCTTTGTCAACATTTAAAAACGTATTTTCGGTTATATCTTTAATGATAAAAATACCTGAAAGATTTATGTCAGACTCAGAAATATAAAACAAATTATCAGGAGCTACATCAGACACAGTAAATTCTATGACACCTTGACCAACGAAATCATCATTTATTTCATTGCCTTCGGTATCAAACTTTACAATTCCTGTATTATATAATAAACTAGTATTTTCCAAATCACTATCAGGAACTAATAAATTTCCAGGACTGAAACTTTTTTTTGTACAAATTGCAATAGGATACTGCGGAGAATTAATCTCAAATCTATAAGTTTGCCCTTTATATAGTGTAATATTAGGATTTCTGGTTAACCCATCAGGAGAAAACAAATAAGTAAAATTATCCTCTTCATCTGCAACCGTTACTGTATAAGTACTCGTAACTTCTCTTTGTTGTCCAAAAACTGAAACAACTTGAGGTCCATCTGGCACCCAATAATAATTTCTATAATTAATAAATTTATCCCAATCAAAATTAGGATTCCATGTATAATATTCTTGAGAGTTCAATTTACTATGATTTCTAACTTGTCCTCCTAATATTTCTACTGCATGCAAATAATCATTATAATCTGCAAAATATTCTACATTATCAAAATCATCTTTTATAAAAGTTGCAGGCTCTAACTGGTAATTTATTCTTTCTTTATTAATATCACCAATATAAACGTCGTCAACTACATAAGGTTTAGTTATCTTCCTACCATAATATCCATTAATTTTTTCTACTTTACCAGGTTGAGTAAGTTGGTCAATAGTAGACTCTAAAAACTTTTTATTATATGGAGTTCTAAAATATTTAGGAAGATGATTTACAGATTGTCTTTTATAATTTTTATCTCCAGCTGGTAGAGTTGGCTCTACCTGATTATTGTCAAATGCCATTTTAATCCTTATTACGAACTTTGTATACCGGTATTACTCCGTGAAGTACTTCTAACAATTGTATCAACAGACGATAATCTTGATGCTGTTATAGCATCTATAATTTCTATATCATCTACAGTTGCTCCATTTATAAAAATTTCATCAACTTCACTCCTAACTTCATAAAAACTTCCAAAGCCTTTTGAATTGTCAATTGGAACAATTACAAAGGCAACGATATCAGGAGCCATCTGTTTCATTACATAAGCAGATAATTCTGAAAAATAAAAGACATCTCCAAAATCCCAATTGTCTAATGCAAAATAAGTTTCTATATGTTGAATTATTCTTGACTTTACATCATTATTATTAAGTGAGAGATCTGAGTTTTTAACAATTTTAAACCTTGCTTGCAGCTCAGGCTTTGCCTTTACTCCAAATAATATTTGATATTTTGCACTGTGAAATATTACTTCATCGGACAAAGATTTAATTTCATCAATAGCATTTCCATACTGTCTAGCTAAATAATCGCTAGAAGGCGGCAAAGGTTCAATGTCACGTATACCTCGTATCCACTCTCTAAATATCTTGTCATAATTTTCTGTTAACACGTATGTATCTATCAAATTACTGACGCTTGGATCTATTCTAACTGAACTATCAGCTGCATGCTCATAATGGAACTTTAACCCACTCCTGCCAACAAATGCCTTATATTCAGTGGTTATTTTTTTTGTAAATGTTGTCCTATCAAAAATTTCAAAATTATCTGTTTCTATATAATAAAAAATTTGTCCATCATTGTATAAGCTTAAAGGTCCTAATGAATCTTTATTTTGAAATATCAAAAATTTTGATGAAGATGTAAAAACATACTCTACAACACCATTATCTGTTGTAATTTTTTCTTGGAATATTATTTTATCCGCTAAATTATAATCTGGCTGAACAATTTGTTCAAAAATATCAAAATCATCTTCTACTCCATCATCATCTGCATCAAAGAAAGTAACTTCAATTTTTTTACTGTTTACGTATCCTGAATCGTCTCTATAACTATCAACTATATGCCATGTATAATCTGTGGTAAAATTTGACAACCCTTGCTCAACATCAGTTGTAGGTTTTGTATTAATACTAAGGACTTTGATTTTATCTTTTACAATAATACCTGTTGTATTATCATAAACTTTGTCTCCTTCGTCAAAATAAAACTTTAGTTCTTTATCACTTTCAAATAGATATCTTGAAGATCTATAATCAACATAGTAAACATCTCCGTCAGTTGTAAATTTAATTAACCAACTGGAATCTAATTGCTGTCCTGTTTTATCTCCTGTTTTTCCAACACTAAACTCTCCTAATGCATCTAAGTCACTATCTACAATAATTTGCCAAATATTCAATGTTTGATCAAATCTTAAACCAAAAGACCTATAAGCAAATATTTGTTGTAATACTTCTTGCTTCACATCTCTAGTTAAAAATTTTGCTAAAATAGGTTTGATTTCGTTTAATTTAGCTCCAGTAGGTATTATATCATTTATTGCTATGGCACCAGTGCCATCATCACCTAACTCTGTGCCTGTTCCTTGAACACTGTTTATTTTTACCCATTTATATGTATATGATCCTGCATAATTTGCAGCTCCAGATGCTAATTTTCCATCAGGTGTAAAATGCTTACCAACAGGAGCAACAAACTTTAATGCTGTTCCAGATTTAATTAATTTTAAAATAGAATTAGTAGAATTTCCTAAATATAAATTTATATTTGTTTGATTGACTAAAAATCCAGTATTCAAATTCGTTTCTTGCGTAACACTTGACCAAGAAATTTCCAAATCATCTACTATAATTTTTAAAAAATTTATTGTATAAAAGTTTTTAACATATGTGCTTGATAGAATAGGTTCTATTAAATTATAAATAATTCCTTCTATATCTGTAGTGCTATTAAATGTAAAAGAAATACGTTTAATAAAATTTTCACGGAAAATGATTCCATCATTTCCGAACAGATTTGTTTTACTATATTTTCCAGTAGCATCAATTAAATCAAAATATCTGCTTATACCACTTGCAAATCTACTTACACTTTTTGCCTTAATAATTTGTTGCGATACAACTAAAGGCCCAATTTGATAATCTTCTCCATTAACTAACCTATTTTGCAAATAGTATGACGCAGGGGCATTTTGCTTAATGCTAGTATTTGTTTCGCTAGTAGAAGCATTATCTACTATACTGTCTAAAGTAAAAGTAAGTGTAATTGTTTCTAAGGTATTATTAATACTGATATAAGGAAATTCTAAACTTAGTCCTACAAAATCAACAGGATTAATTGTATATGAAACATTTTTACTTGTACGATAAAATAATTTAAAATTATTTTTTGGCAGATTTCCAAACACTCCGTCAGCAAATATTAAACTAATTCTGTCATCGATACGAGTAAAAACACTGTATATATTTCTATCATTTTTGTTTAAACTATTATATATAACATTATTTCCACTTATACTAGAAACCTTTGACCATAAATTATTTAAATTTCCGTCACTATCTAAATCATATAACCAAACATCTGTATCATTTATATTAACTGCATCTATTGATACTACTTGATTCGGTATTGGATTAGATATACTAAAATCAGCTTCTTGAAATGTTCCTTGTTTAAACATTACAAAAAAACCAGTATTACTACTAGACGCTCCGCTGCCGTCATCTCTATATAGAAAGGAAAATGCTGATCTATTATGTGGAACAGCTTCTATCACATTTGAATCAAAATCTGCTGCTACAACCTCAAAAGTTGTCTGTATTCCGTTTACAGTTCGTCTAAAACTATAAACAGGAACATTATTAGATATATAATTTATTTGATACTTGTCTGTTTTAATATTATCTAAAATATCTGATTTTACGGGTTTACCGATACTTTCATTAGTAGCTAAACTCCTTCCAATTACTTTTAAAAATTGCTCTTTCCAATTTGTATTACTAGGGTCATTCCACAGAACTGTTTGATTTTGCAAATTTATATTATTTGAATCGACAAAAGATTCGGTTGTTTTTACACTTGATATTTTTAACAATCCACTAGCAGGAACATTACGTTTTGGAACATAACTTAACATTCTAGCAAGTCGTAATACACTTTCTCTTCTCTCTGCTAACTCAATAAAATTTTCTCTTGCATTTAGGTCAATTCTAAATGCTAAATTTTGCCCCAAAAATGCAATTAAATCAAGTAAAGCAAGGTACTCTGAACTTTCAATATAATCATTAAAATCTTCTGGATTGTTTTGTCTAATATATGCAATTAACACTCTACGTAATGTATCAAAATCATAATGCTTAAAATCTGCATTCCTAAAAGTTTGATATATTCTTTTCCAATCTTCAGCTACTAATAATCTATTTTGCCTATCAGTCGACGCCATCTTAATTCCTTTTATAATATTTATCTGTAAAAAAAGTTCAATTTTTATCAGTTAAGATATAAACCCTACTTCTTTATCAAATTTTAAACGCATATTTTCTGATATATTATATGGCAAATACGTTAACTCCATCTCTACTTGTATGCCCGATTCATATGTATCGACAATTACCCTATTAGTAGTTACTCTAGGTTCATATGCAACAATATTTTTTACATTATCAACTATCAAATCTTTTAAACTAGGTGTAAAAGGTTCAAATAAAACATCCCATAATATTGTTCCAAAAGTAGGATCCGACAATTTTTCTCCTTGCCTAATATGAAAATGGTTTAGTATATCTTGCTTTATCAATTCTAAATCAAACAGCACTTTATTTTTTCTAGATTTATTTACAGTGCTTATTCCCCTATATGTTCTTGATGTAGAATTGTAATATACATTTGGAGTTTTTCCTTTTACTACTATTTGTTCATATAAATTACTCTCAACACTCATTACTTTCCTTTCCTAAATGTATCATAAATTTTTATAGTATCTAATTCTATTTCTTTCTGTAATTGTCCTTTATTATCTACACTATTTGTTTTTTCTAAAGTAAATTCAGTCGGATCTAAGTTTTCGTGACTTTTATAGGGTTCATGTGTTGGAATCCTAATAGGCACATACGCTTCTGTTGCTCCTTCTGCGTCTTTAGGATCTGTAGCAACTGCAGCAGGAGGTCCATTCATATGTATTGCCCCTGCTGTCTCCAAATGACTAGCACTTTTAATATTACTATTTCCAACACAAGTAATTTTACCATCTGCACCACAATTAACCTGCCAATTCCCAGTAGACTTAAAAGACAAATTACCTTTGACTTCCTCATTTGTACCTGCAATGAGATTATAATCTTCTCCAATGCTATTATTACACTCTTTACCAACTTTGATATTAGAGTTTTCAATTGTTTCAAAAAAAGAATTTTTTCCAACTTTTAAATTACAATTTTCTAAACTTTCAATATGTATATCTTTATCTGCTTTAAAATTCATATTTCCTTTTGCATGGAAATTAAAATCTCTATCAGCAGTAAAATTAAAATCACCATTTGTTGCAATACTTACACTATCTGTAGCAAATATATCAATCTTTCCATTACTTGTTAATTCTATCCATACATTACCTTTTGCATTAGATATATAAATTAAATCTTCTGTATTATGCAATAAAATTTGATGACCTGTTCTAGTTTTCAATCTTACTAATTCGTTATGCAATAAATCAGGCTTACCGCCTGTTTCATCTTTATCAAGATTTGCATATTCAGGTGGTCCTTCATTTGCTGGAGTTTTCCGCAATAAACTTGGATCTCCATCATCCATCACAAAGCTCGATCCACCAAGTCTAGAAGCTGGTATTATACCTTTACCAAATTTGTCTGTTTGATTATATTTTGGTTTATCCTGTCTTGTATCAAAAGGCCCTGGAGAACTTATACCAAAAACCATACTCGGTAATTCTCGTCTAGCACTTGAAGTTGTTGTTCCTCTTGTATGGTCCAACAACAATCCTTGTTTTTTTAAAATTTCTAACTGGTCGGTACTTACTGGTTTATCAAATTGTGTAGGATCTTTGCCGCCTTTTCTTTCAGTAATGCTTTTATTATATTCTCCAACTGGTCTAACTTCGCTACTGGTTTCATTGTTATAGGTTGTTGCAGCATACCCCGGAATCATAAAATTCATATACGAATCTGGAATACAACCTAACCAATACCCGAAACCAAAATTATTTTCTGCAACCATTACTAATACTTTTACACCTATATCAGGTGGTATTGCCCAAAAACCATAACTTTTTTGTGTGTAATCATATGTATCTGTAGGAGAAACTGCACCTCTAGGAGTTACACCTAAAAATGGACTGACATATTGACACGGTAAAACAAAACCACTATCTTCTGTAATCGCAGAGTTAGTTGTAAATTTTAAAATTTCTACTTCAATTGAACCCATATAAAGTGGATCTAAATGATTTGTTATCCGTCCAATATATGGCCCAGTACTTGTCATCCAACTAGGTCTACTAACCCTTGATTTACCTGAATAATTATTGTTTGTAAACATATTTTTCTCTATAGAAAATTCTTAATCTATATCTATACTCCAGCAAGATCTTGTACTGGTCCTTCTGATTCAGATGTTTCTGTTACGTTAACCACAAACGCTTTTTCTGCAGATGCTGGTGTTGTAATATCGTTTGCTAGATCATCTGGTTGATTATTCCTGCGAGTAAGACTTAATTCTTGTGTAAATTTACCACCATCAAAAGTAGAAATACAAGTATCTACTTTATATAATCCGCTAAACATTCCTAATGGTTTTATTTTCTTTGACGGATTTACTCTTACAAAACCTTCATTTTCGATATCAAAAGGAGAATTGAAATTCAACAAAATACCAACTTCGGCATATTCATAATTTATAGTACCATCAGCGTTAATATTAAAATTTTGGCCTGCACCTGCATGGTAATTTCCAAATCCACTATCTCCTAAATAATACGGATCTCCCCATATTGTAAGTCTCAAAGTTGTTAATGCACTTAATGCATTTAACAATGAATCATTCATATCTCGTGCAAAAGAAATAGATGGAGTGCTTATAGAACCTCCTCCCTTATTTCCTGTAGAATTTGTAGTTGAACCATTAATTTGCACAGCTCCTGCAAGAGATGATGCTTGGGAATCAGGATCGGAAAGCGTTTGCATTTTAAAACGATCATCTTGAGATTGATATAAAGTTTCTGCATTTATATCTCTACTTCCTGCTTTACCTGTTCCTGAATCGTTACTTAACGATGTATAATACCCTGTATCAAATTTTAATTCTAGATCTATTATATCATCATTATATCCAGTATACATATAATTATACTCTTTAACTGCATTTTTTCTTTGTAATTTATATCCTATACCTGCAGCTTTTGACCTTGCAAAACGCGAGTGATGTACCTTATAAGGAACAACTTTATAGACAAAAACTTTAGATAATTGCCCAGTTAACTCAATATGATATGGACTAAAGGGCAACACGTAAACATCTACTTGTATTTTAAAAAAATTAATAAAACCATTCTCATCAGGCGCTTGTGACTGAATTTTTTTTCCATATTCACTTGATAGAATAATTTCTTCAATAATATCTTGAATACGAGATCCTGCTGCCCAAGTTTTTGTTCTTACGTTATCACTAGATGATATATAATTCCTACGTACAAAAGATTGATTCGGATCTGCAACAAAAGCTTGTACTGCAAACGGTTGAGGTCCAGGATTCAAATAATTATCATTTATTACTAAATCGCCTATAAAATTCGTGTTAGCTGGGTCACTCGCATATTCCCGTATTTTTTCTCCATATGCTGTTCTTTTTACTTCTATCCCTTTGATTTTCAATAATTCATCACTTAAATTACCAGGCAACGGTGTTGATACATCACCTCGCAATGAACTAAAATATTCTAATTCTTGAGTTGAAATGTCTCTTGATCCTCCTGAACTAAACTGATTTGCTCCTACTGGCTTGTCTGATGGAGTGCTAGCTAAAAGTTTTTGATCTTTGCTTGCTGTTTCTTTTGGAAAAATTATAACATATTCATTATGTTGTTTTTTTCCAATCTTTTTTGCATTAGAAATTATTGCAGAATTCATTAAAGATGTTAAACTTTGAGCACCTGTTTCTAGCATTTCTTTCACTGTCCTACCTGACAACGTCATGTCTGCAGGTATAGCTTGATTTGATTCGGTCCATGCTTGCTGCTCCCAAGGAGTTGCTTTAACATCATACACAGATCCTTTTTCAGAAACATTAAATATAACATCAGATAATTTCAATGGATACATTCTTCTTGCTGATTCTTTACCTACTCTTGAAGATAAAATAATTCCTCTATCATCATAACCTACAAAATCAATCATTAATATAAACGGAGCTTCTTGATAAGTAGGATAACCTGCTAGTATTGCTTGTTCTTGTAATTTTAGAAACAATGTCCCCATACTATACGGTTCTAAAATTTGAAAACTAAAATCACAGGCATCTGTTTGCCTATACTTAAATGAAGGTGCTATAACATGATTTATAACAACGTTTTCTATAAAAAATCTATCTCCACCTGAAACTGTACCTGACCAGGATTCAGAAACTGGTATTCCGCCGCCAGACTTTAAAATAATATGTGATGGTCCAATCTTTTTATATGTGCTATCAGGAAAATTAATTTCATCAACTGTTAATATAGCCAAAGTAAAATTATAATTATAAGATGCAAACACAGACAAATCATTTTCTAAAGGCAACTCGTCAGATCGACTTATTTCTCCTATCTTCCAAGGGTCTGTTTGTTTTGTAGTTTCAGTTGCTGAAGTAGCTTTTCCGTCTTGTGACCCTACATCAAGAAAATCTGTTGTTACATCTGGCATTTTATAATCCTAATTTTTGACGAAGTTGAGCTGCGTTAGGTATATAAATTTCTACTCCTGGTACAAAATCATAAATTGGATCTTGTATGACATCCATGTTTCTTTGAGCAAAAACCCACCATAATTTAAAATCTTGATACAAATCATATGCCATTAAATCAGGCCTATGCGTATACTGTGAAGGAATAGCAATTTTTCTATCATCTAATGAGGCTGGTATTGGTCGTATTTCTAAAATATCTAAATATCTATTATTTACAAGCGAAGTAGCAAACCATGGACTAGTTGAATTATAAATACTCATTATATAAATCCTTTATCAGTATTTAAATAACTACCATTAGCAAATTTTTCTAATGAAAATGTGCTTACTTTTCTTCTACTATATGCAGTATGAACGTTTACAGCGATATTTGATCGAGTAGGAACCCATGTTTTTACTTCAGTATCTCCTTTTTCTTGCCTTACCATAATATAATCTACATCATTAGGTAATTCTATATTAAATGATTGAACTACTACTGGTACATCTTTAAATATATGCGGCCCATAACCATTCAACTTTACAACAGGAGGAGGAGCACCATTAAAATCATCATCTCCGTATCCCATTTTTGTAACTGAGCGTAGATAATGCAATGCTGCAGTCCAATACCTGCCTTCCATTTCATTTTCAATCAAAAAATCTCCAGCTATAGTAAAAGCTTCTACAGATGAGTTTTGATAGGTCAGAAAAGGATAATTACTATGAGTAGGTTTTATTGTGTCATATGTTGCTGTATGTTGCATCATTATTGTAGGTGTATAAGGAAAAATAAAACCGCTAGTTTTAAAAAGCGGTTCTAAACTTTCGTATTCTCTTCCTTCAATTGTGCCAGCTCCTTTCCCCCATGCAGGCGGTATGCTTAATCGCACTCTCCAATCATTTTTATCCTCTGTATTAGAAGAGGACGAAATATCATCTATTGGAGTTTTTTCTGTATCACTAGGGTCGGATAGCCAGCTACCTACGTTTGTTCTTAGCCAAGTACCAAAACCACTAGAATTTAATAGTTCTTGAGGATTTGCCATAATATCTCCTTTAAACTATTTATTGACTTTTTATGGCTAAGAATTTATAATAATGTAAAGAGGTATTTTAATGAAAAAAACAAACTATTTAAATAACAAAGATATTTTATCAGAAATTCACAAAAGTAAAAATTCATTTTGCAGCTTTTCTAACCCAAAGTATCATATATACGACATAATTATTAATTCACTATCAGATATTGACAACACTATTCTTGTTGAGGCAAAAAAATCTAAAATCAAAAGAGAAAATTTACAAATATCTCTTGAAGAAGTAGATAAACAAGATTTAATTTTTAGGGTTATGACTTATCATCATATACCTGATCAACCTGGCAGGAAAAAAAATCCTAAAACTATAGCAGACACAAAAGTAAAAGTCAATTTTCCTCCATTCCAACATTGGAAATATGATAATAATAATGATTTAATTTGTATTGGAAAAAGCCATTGGAAAGGTGATTTAGAAACTGGTAAATTCTGCCTTGATCACGGTATACCCACAGATAAACTTGCTCTTATGTGGATGAAATTATGTGAAAGATATGCTACACGTGGTAATGTAAGAGGATATACCTACAATGATGAAATGAGAGGTCAAGCAATCTTACAGTTAGCTCAGATTGGTTTACAATTTGACGAATCTAAAAGTCAAAATCCATTTGCATATTATACAGCAGCAGTTACAAACAGTTTTGTTAGGGTAATTAATCTAGAAAAGCGTAATCAAAACATACGAGATGATATTTTGGAAATGAATGATATGAATCCTAGCTACACAAGACAAGCAAATGACGAATGGGAAGTAGCTTTAAAAAGAGAAAAAGAATTCCAAGAAAACAATACATTCTAAATTTTTATGTTTAAAAAAGCAGCAGTATTTACTGATATACACTTTGGATTAAAAGGTAACAGTAAAATACATAACGACGATTGTGAAAATTTTGTTGACTGGTTTATTGAAACTGCAAAAGAAAATAATTGCGAAACTGGAATATTTTGCGGAGACTGGCATCACAATCGTAATAGTTTAAATCTCACAACTATGCAGGCCACACTCCATAGTTTAGAAAAATTAGGTGCAGCATTTGACACTTTTTATATTTTTACAGGCAATCACGATTTATATTACAAAGACAAGCGTGATGTAAGCTCTACTGACTTTGCTAGACATATAGAAGGTATTGAATTTGTAAACTCATTTACAGAAATTGACGATGTTGCACTTGTACCTTGGTTAGTAGGTGATGAATGGAAACTTATTGAGCAATGTAAAGCCAAATACATGTTTGGACATTTTGAATTACCTCATTTTTACATGAATGCTATGGTAAAAATGCCTGAACATGGTGATTTACGTCCTGAGCATTTCAAAAATCAAGACCTTGTGTTCAGTGGTCACTTCCATAAACGTCAAAAACAAGGTAAGATACAGTATATCGGTAATGCATTTCCTCACAACTATGCAGATGCAGGTGACGACGAACGTGGTATGATGATATTTGATCGTGAAAATAACCTTGCACCTGAATATATTAATTGGTCTGATGCTCCTAAGTATCGTACTACAACACTAAGTAAGCTATTAGATCCACAAGCAAACATAATTAAACCAAATATGTATCTTAGGGTTACACTAGACCTACCAATATCATATGAGGAAGCACAATTTATCAAAGAAACATATATATCGCAATACAATTGTAGAGAAATTGTGCTAATTCCACAAAAACAAATTGAAGAAATATCAACAGAACTAGATATTAGCCAGTTTGAAACAGTAGATGAGATTGTTTCTAAAGAAATCAATGCTATTGACAGCGAAAACTTTAATAAAAACACACTGTTAGACATTTACAATGAATTATAATGC